TAAACCACTAACATCCTTTGGAACCCATCTATTTGTAGTTGTATCTACCTGCCCAAAACTATCAGCATCAAGAGTAGAACCATCTATTAGAACTACTTCAGCCATATATGCATCTAGATCTAGAGTAGTACTTGTTAAATATCTTCCTATTTTGTGTTCAATATCATCGGTCATATCTAAATCAGTATTCTGAGTATATGCAGTTTCTGTATCCCAATCAGTAATTTGAACACCATCAACATACATTTTAAAACGATTTGATCCTGTTGCATCTGCACTATCAAAAGCCATTACTATATTATGCCATTGATCTACATCTTGAAATAAATCGTTTGTTTCATATACACCACTACCATTTGTAAACATTTTAAATTGATCTGTAGCTAAAAATTCAAAAAAGAAATCACTTGTAGATGACCATATAATTTGTTGTGTTCCAGTTACTGTTCTTTTAAACCAAAAAGAAAAAGTAAAAGCTCGTCTATTACCTGCACTACTTGGTGTTCTATTAAGATAAGTATTATCTGCATCTACAAATAAAGCAGAACTACTAACTTCATGTGGATCAGTTATAGGTTGCCAATCACCAACCCTTTGTCCTTCACCATTACCAGTATATGTTATAGGATAAAAATATTTACGTCCTTCTTTAACAGTAGCTTCAGGTAAATTAGCTGTACTTAAATAATTATAATCAGTATCACTTCTTGTAAATCCGTATTGTCCATAGTCTACTTCTAATCCTCTATTATTTGCATCATAGATTTGAACAAAAGTATAACTCATTTTATTTAAACCAGTTATTGTAGAACCTAATTGAGTACCACCTAAATAAAATTTTGATGTTCCATTATCATTATCTACATACATTTCAATGCCAGCAGTTCCAGTAGAACCAGCAGTTACACTTTGAGTGCTTGCACTATTATTTATATATGTAGTTAATTCACCAGCAGCAATATAGTATTGAACAATATCTTGGTTTATAATAGAGTTATAATTCCCATCCCCCCAATGTCCTTCTATAGAATCTCCTACAAAACCAACAGCTTGATAAGCATTAGCAACAACATTAGTAACTTTCCAACACCATTTACCAGTATCAGGAATTAAAATTGTACCGGGCCATATTCCCCAATCACCGGGATAACCACTATTTACTGCTATGATTTTAGTATTACATTCAGAAAAAGTTACAGCACTAGAATTTAAACATCTATTATTTAGTACAGGAAAATTATTTGTAGGAGTATCTGTAACTTGATCAGCAGCAGCTAAATTATTTGAAGTCCAATCATTATTATTTCCAGATACATCATTGCCAAGATCACTAGAGTCAGCAAAATCTAGGTAAAAACCATTGTCACCAAAAGTTAAACTACCGGGATTTTTTGGCCTCCATACTCCATAGCTATCATATTCTCCAAAATTTTCTGGACTATAAGCCTGACCATCACAAAAAACACATTGAGACATCAGCCCATCCCAATACATTATTCCAGTTATAAAACGACCTATATTGTGAACGGTAGAAGCTTTATTTATAGCAGGTGTAGTGTCTTTATTAGGATATGTTTTAGTTCCATTTTCAGTTTCTAAATGTCCATTTATAAAAAATTTGAATCTTTCTGTTGTAACTTCATTAGCAGAATCGTAGATTACAACGAGATGATACCATGCTGAAATATCTCGACATTCTCTTTTAGTTATTAGAGAAGCTGTCGATCCAGAACCAGAATATTCAACATAAGGATTAAGTTTATTTTCATTTTGATCTACTTGAAAGTAAGCACCAGAAGCAGCCATACCCCATACACTTCTATTTCCTATATCTCCTCTTTTTATCCAACATGAGTAAGTCCATTTCTTTTGATCTGTTGGAGTACCAAATGTTCTATCAAGATAGGCACTATCACCATCATTAAATCTACAGCTATAATCTACAGTAAAGGCTGTACTACCTGATGTAGCTGCTGCTGCACCCATTAATAAGTTATTTTGAAAAACCATTAGCTATATTCCTGTGATAAAATTGCTTGTATATTTTCACCTGTATTGTCACTTGAAATAGAAGCAACAATATAATCCAATCTATCTACGGCTCCATTAGATGTAGAGAAGGTTGGATCTGTACCTGCTGGAAACTTCCAACAAGCATTCCATGATAATGTACCACTACCACCTGACTGTACAAAGAAGACACTACCTACTTGACCTGCCCTTGCATTGGTTGGTCTAGCCATAGTATGTCCTGCTGTAACAGTTGTTAAAAAGTTTTGTGCTATACCAAAGTTAAGAGAGACAGAAGTTACACCGTTTATAGCTGTTGTATGTACGGCTGCTGCTGCTGACTCACTTAGTTGTAGTTGACCTTCAAGAGAAGTATTACCACTTACTCTGACTGTACCTAAAAATCCTGAGTTACCTGTTATAGTAGCAGTACCACCAACTGCAAAGTTACCTGTTAAAGTTGTATTACCTACAATAGTAACTGTTCCACCAACAAAGAGATTAGTACCTATAGATACATCACCACTTACCGAAACATCTCCATCAAAGTTAGCATTACCTGTAGCTTGGAAAGTACCTCCTACAGATACATTGGTAGCTACATCAACATCTCCTGATACTGAAACATCTCCCTCAAATACTGCTTTACCTACTACAGTAACTGTAGAACCTAGTTGAGTAGCACCTGTAATTGTTGCTGTACCACCTACTGATACATTACCTGCTGTATCTATATTGCCTGATACGGATACATTGCCATCAAATACTGCATTGCCAGTTACTTGAGATGTTCCACCTACTGAAACATTACCAGCCATATCTACATTACCTGATACAGAAACACTATCTTCAAATATAGCAGCACCTGCAACAGTTACTGTAGATCCAAACTGACTTGCTCCTGTAGCTACAAGTGTTCCCCCTATAGATGCATTCGTAGCCACATCTATATCTCCACTGACAGATACATCCCCTTCAAATACAGCCTTGCCTACAACCGTTACAGTAGATCCTAGCTGTGTAGCTCCTGTAGCAGTAAATGTGCCTCCTATAGAAGCATTAGTAGCTACATCAAGATCTCCAGAAACAGATACATCACTTTCAAAGATACCTACCCCTGCTACTGTTACAGTTCCACCTACATAGAGATTACCACCTATAGTAGCATTATTAACTGATATATTACCTTCAATAGATGCTGTAATACCAGTAAGATTAGATCCATCTCCAAAGAAAGCAGAAGCACATACCTTACTACTTACATGTACATCTCCCTTTATAGTTACATTTCCTCCTAGAGAAACATTACCTGCTACATCCAGAGTACCTCCAACTGAAGCATTAGTACTTACTCTCATAGCACCACCTACTCCAAGATCTCCTGTCATAGTAGTATTACCTACAATAGTTACAGTACCACCTACAAAAAGATTTGTTCCTATAGATACGTCACCACTAACAGATACATCACCATCAAAGTTTGCATTGCCAGTTATCTGAGCAGTTCCTCCAATGGATACATTACCTGCTGTGTCAATATTACCAGAGACAGATACATTACCGTCAAATACTGCATTACCTGTAACCTGTGATGTACCTCCTACAGATAGATTACTATTTACATCCAGTGTTCCACCAAGACTTGTATTACCACTTACTCGAACAGTTCCTAGAAAGCCTGAATTACCAGATACAGTTACTGTACTTAGAAAGTTAGCAGCACCTCCTACAGAGAGAGTAGATGCTAGACTTGCTGCACCACCTACAGTTACAGTTCCACCTAGATTAGTATTGCCTGATACAGATACATCATCTTTAAAGGTAGCTGCTCCTACAACATTAAATGGTCCAGATACTGATACACTTCCACCTGCATGTATAAATCCCGATACTGAAATATTTGTAGCAATACCTAGTTCTGCTTCTACGTTTGTAAGGTTTGAACCATCACCATAATAATATGCAGCAGTTACATTACCACTTACTTCTACATCATCTTTAAAAGTAGCTTTACCTGTACCTGTTAATGTACCACCTACCGAAACATTGGTAGCAACATCTATATCCCCACTTACAGATACATCATTCTTAAATTCTGTCTTACCTGTTATAGTAGCCGTACTACCTACTGCAAGTGTACCACCCACTGAAGCATTAGTTGCTACGTCAAGATCACCACTTACGGATACGTCACCTTCAAAGACAGCTTTACCAACAACTGTTACTGTAGAACCTAATTGAGTAGCTCCAGTAGCTGTTAGTGTTCCACCTATACTTGTATTACCTGCTGTATCTATATTACCAGAGACAGAAGTATTTCCCTTAACAATTACATTACCACCAAAGTTACCATCACCAGCTACAGTAAGACTGCTTACAGATACATCTCCACCTATAGAAGCTGTAATACCACTAAGATTAGAACCATCTCCATAAAAAGCTCTTGCACATACATCCAGTACTACTTGTACTCCACTTTGCACACTTACATTACCAAATACTCCAAACGATCCTGAATCAACAACTTTGTTAGTTGATATCTGTAGAGCCGAATCAGTTCCATCCCCACTTTGAATAGTAACTAATGTAGCTCCTAATCCAGTATTGGTTGTTGTAGCATTTACTTGAAGTATCTGCTTATAAGTTCCCGATATTAGTTTTCCTGTTAAATCTGTCATATCAAATCCCAAGCTCTATTGGCATCATCGTACTTTGTTGTATGCCGTGTTTCTTCTAAAGTAGTAGGATCAACTGTAATCCAACTGTTCTGTACATTCCATAGTGTTCCCCTACCACCATCATCAGGTCTAGGATTACGAATAGCAGGATTATCTTTTACATTTGGTACTTTATTTTGAGGATGATTTTTTAAATCATACTGCCCTTCATAGTCTTGAGGACATACCACTAATCCATAACTATTTAACCTCATTACTCTATGTGGATAAACAAATCCACAAACATCACATTTAGCTAGTGCATTTTTTTGTGTAGCCATTAATTATAAAATGTTAGTCTAGGCAATAGATAGATACTAGATGTTTCTCTATCCTCTTGTAAAGCCCTTCCTAATATTTCCTCATAGTTAGTCTTTAACATTGCAATCTTTGTGTCTGGTACTAATGGTCTTTTCATAGACATATAGTAAGCCAGCCCACAAGTTAGAGCAGGTAAAAATCTTTTAGGAGCATCTGCATTTTGTATAGCTGATTTATTTACATCCTGTAGTTCTTTAACAACTTCTAACTTTAAAGTATCTGTAGAGTTCTCTGGTATAGGCCAAACAGATAATGTTGGATTATCCCTTCCTCTACGAATAGTATATTGATTAGGTTTACCTGTTTGTGTCTTTGCAGGTATAAGCATATATTCTTCTGGAGTAATACGAGTAAGTTTTACATCTGTATTAGATCTGCTGATTACAACCTCAAGAGCATTAATAGTACTGCTATCCAGACTATAGCTAGTTACTGAAGTTGTAAGAGTAAAAGAAGATGTACTTGTAGACCAGAGAAGAACTCCTCTATTCTGCCAATCCTTCAGCATTAGATTAATAGAACGTCTAGCTGAAGCAGCTTCATTTGCAAGAGTACTCTCACC